TTGATTGAAATGAAGGTTACTAAAACGCTCTATATTTTCCATAAAATAACGATGGTTTCACTAGTCACTCGAACCTTGCTTATCAAGGCGCGTGCTATGGCTTTCTGCTGCTCGTAGTCAAGTGTGAAGATATCCTTGGTATCAAGTACCCGTCTAATGTCTTTCTTGCGTTCTACGGCTTTGAGAGAGCTGTCAGCGTCTAGCTCTTTTTCGAGCGCTGACCTTTCTGCCATGAAGTCGCTTGACCGTTTTTGTAGTTCCTCTAGTGAAATTCTATCGTCGATGTATAAATCATTAAGCCTGCTAATTTTAGCGGTCAGATTATCAATCTGTTTCTGGTAGCTGTCACGGTCTATTGTCTCTTTTCTAGAGTTAGAAAATAGCTTGTCGATATAGTCTGAATCAGTTTGCAGCTTGCTTATTTCAGTTAAGACAAAGTGCTCGATATCGTCTTTGAAATAGAACCCAGAATCACACTTTTCATTATTGTTATAGACCGTCACGCCTTTCGTTTTTCGAGGGTGTCGCTGCTTACACTCGTATTTGACTAAGCGTGTGCCGTCTTTTCGTTTCATGCCTAGCTTGATAGCAAGAGGGGCTGAGCAGTAGCCACATTGGGCTATACCAGAAAGCATGTATTTAGCTTGAAACGGTCTAGGGTTGAATCGCTGGGCGGCTGTCCTTTGTCTCGTTTTGATTTCCTCTTGCGTCTTGTTAAAATCTTCCTCGGAAATGATAGGCTCATGAGTGCCGGGGAATATCTGACCCTTAAATTGATTATATCCGCAATAGACTGGGTTGGATAGGATAACCCTAACCGTTCTATAGTTCCACTCTTTATCTTGCCCATATTGCTCATTGAGAGCGTCTCTAAGCTTGGTTATCGACATACCCGATAAATACCACTCAAACATTTTTCGGACGATTAGGGCTTGATATGGATTGACTGAGAGCGTGCCGGTTTCTTTGATGTAATCATATCCATAAGATGTCTTTGCCCATTGCATCGACTTGCCGGACTTTGCCCGCCCTAGCTTGCCTAGTTGCATGCGTTCCTTGATTTGTTCCCTTTCTAACTGGGCGAACACGCTCAATAATCCAATCGTTGCCTTGCCAAAAGGCGTTGAAGTGTCGAAGTTTTCGAGCAGGCTGACAAATTCTATATTATTTTCCAAAAATACATCTTCAATCAGATAGAGTGTATCTTTCTGGCTACGGCTCAGACGGTCTAGCTTATACACTAGAACAGTATCAAACAGTTTTCTCTTTGCGTCTCTTATCAACTGCTCTAGTGCTGGGCGTTCCGTGTTAGAACCGGAGAAACCGCCGTCAGTGTATATGTCGTATATATTCCAGTCCTTAATATCGCAGTAGCTTGTCAGCTTTGCTTTCTGCTCGTCGATAGAATAGCCCTCATCAGCTTGCGACGTGGTCGATACTCGGACATAGATAGCAACTTTATGCATTGTCATTGTGTTTGTACCTCAATTCTGATAAAATGGGTACAGAAAAAAGAAAGCATAACCTCGATTATGTTTTAAAGTGGTTATCTAGCTTTTCTGTTTTCTGTGGTGCTAGCTCTATAATCAAACTTTGGCGAGGGAGATTATAGGGCTTTTTTTATTGTCTTATTTCAGATTTTGGACAGCGTAGTCAGCTTCTTCTTGTGTAAATTTGTCGAAATTTACCAATTGATCACGTATTGCGTCTGGAGACATAGCCACAGTATCTTGGTATTGTTTCGCTTTTTCAACAGCTTGTTTGTTGTAATCAATACCAGAATTCTCTACAGCATAGTCAGCGGCCTCTTGAGAGTATTTATCAAAACTTACTAGTTGAGCACGCAATCCCTCTTTAGACATATAAACGGTACTAGCGTACTGCTTAGCTTTGGTTACAGCTGTTTTGTACTCCTTGGGGACTTTGCTCTCACTTGACTGCTCAGTTTTAGCCTTTGACGTCGAGCTAGTTTGAGAAGACGTGCTTTTGGCTTGAGAACAAGCAGCAAGACTTACAATGGAAAGGCTTATTAAGCCTACAGACAATAATTTTTTCATAAAATTTCCTCCCAGCTTTTAATGTGGTTCAGTGATTGCACATAATTTAAACTCTATAGATATCTACGACTTCCCCGATTGTTCGGATGTCGTCATTTTCTGAAAGATAGACATTGTCGTAGTCGGGGTTAAGTGACTTCAGGTATGGTGTCCCGTTTGATTTGAACTGTTTGACATAGTTCTCGCCATTAACTTGAAAAATTGCAATATCATTATTCTCTACTTGCGGGGTATGCTTGATAAAAAGTAGGTCTCCGTCTTTTATTTTAGGCGACATACTTTCACCTATAACTTTTGCAACGCTGTCAAATTCATCAGGAACCTCATTAGAGGGAATCGTGATTTCAGCGTCTACATAGTCGTCTTGCATGACCCCGTTACCAGCAGAAACAAAACCTGTGATAAAAACAGTAGTCGTTTGAATTGGCTTTCTATTTTGTTTATCACGCAAGGTAAGAGCTAAATCTACTACTTTTTTCTTGTAAATGTCATTTAGGTCATCATAGATAGATTGAATATCAGAGACAGCAGGCTTATCGACTCCATACAAGATGTAGTCCGTGGAAGTTCCTAAAACTTGAGCTAATTTTACAATCTTTGCCCCCGTTGGAATACTAGCACCGCTTTCCCACTTCGAAATAGTTGAGTCAGACTTATACCCTAACATTTTCGCTAATTCAAGTTGACTAATGCCCTTGTTAGCTCTCAAACTTTCAATTCTACTTCCTCTTTGCTTATTCAAATCCATATCTTTCTCCTTGCTGTTTATATTAGTATTATATAGTAGACTTTCCTAATTTTCAAGTTGTTCTATAAAAAAACTAAAAAAACTTGAAAAAAAATCAACAAAACTGTTGACATTGAATTAAATTCAAGTTACAATATGTTTGTAAGTTAGTTAGAGAGGAGGAACAAAATGACAAAAATAGTTCCAAAGATTACAATCAAAGAACTTCGAGCCCGTCATAATATGACGCAAGAAGAATTTGCTAAAAGCGTTGGTACGACAGCTCAAACAGTCAGCGCTTGGGAGAAGAATGTGCTTTCTATTTCTCCTAAGAACATGGTAATCATTTGTAATAAATACCACATTCAATCGTCTGATTTGTACGGTATCTGATATTTTTTTACAGTAAAACTTGAATTAAATTCAAGCGGATAATTAAGAAAGAGGTTACGCTAGATGAACGAAGTAACATTGTCTAACAACCTTTCTCAAATTGAATTAGAAATAAACCACCACAAGCAAATAGCTGGGCAATCGATTTGGGAAATTGGTAGACGATTAAACCACGTTAAAGAAAATGATTTGGCACACGGTCAATTCATGGAATGGCTTAAGAAAATAGAGTTTAGTCAGACGGTTGCCAATCAGTTTATGAAAGTAGCGAAAGAGCTTCCGAATTCTGTGACGTCACAGAATTTAGGGATAAACGCCCTTTACCTTATCGCAACGCTTCCAGAGGGAGAAAAGCAAGAGCAAATTGAAAAGATTGAGCAAGGCGAATCACCAACGGTCAGAGAATTGCAAGAGGTCAGACGAAAACTAAAACTCAAAGACCAAGCACTAGAAGCGGTCAAGGGTGAGTTAGAACGCACTAGACTTGTCAAACCAACTGAAAAAGTAATTGAAAAGGAAGTTATCCCAGACGATTACAAAGCTACGCAAGAGCTAAACAAACAGCTACTAGCAAAAAACAAAGAGCTTTCAGATAGCGAACAAGCGGCTAACGAGCGAGTGCAATTCATTGAATCACAACTCAAAGAGCTAATGAATCAACGTCAAGAGGTTGATGAAAAGTCAGCTAAATACGACGAATTGACAAGAGCCATTGAACAGTCGCAAGGGCAGTTAGACAGTTATCAAAAGCAAGTATCTGCTTACCGTCACACTATCAACTTTTTGGAAAAAGGGAACAAGTTCCTTGCTAACTTTGGCGGTGTTGCATTTCTGGATATCAAACCAGCGTTAAGCAATCCGAAAGTTAGAACCGAGCTTGAAACCTTCCAAACAATGCTTAACAGTCTCAGTCGTAACGTTTCGGAGATATTGGAACAAGACGATGTAATTGAAGGAGAAATCTTATGACAAACGACATTATTGGTCAAAGTAAAGACCACGCAAGACAAGTATCACATCTAGCAGTTACTAGAAACATGCTAGATGCACTTGAAAATCATGAGGAGCGTATTGCTAACCTAGAAGACAACATGAGAGTGAACGCTGCACAAGAAATTAAATTAACTAACCTTGTAAACAGCAAGATTGTTGGATTGTTAGAAGGCAAGAAAAGCAAGGCTTACCGCGATAATCATATTCGTGCTAAAGCGTATCATGCTATCAACAAAGAAATCATTAACCGTTTCGGTGTGAGACGCAAAGAAATCCCTGCTAAAGAATTTAAGAACGCCGTTATCTTTATCGAAAATTGGGGCTTGAATGATCCAGAGCTAAAAAAACGAGATTTTCACCACAAACCATCAAGGAAGTCTGTTTGAAGCGTAATTAGAAGGTGAGACAAATTTGGGGCACCCTTGACGGCACTAGTGAGCTAGCGGGGCATATCTGTTGAAAACGTAAGCAATACCATTAGCGACGATTTGATTTATAAGAACTCCTAAAAAACAAAATTCAAAGTCCTCGCTAGTTCTCTAGTGTCGCCAAGACAACAAAAAAGGCTGACCCCTGCCAGAGTCAGACCCTAAGATATTGAAACAAGGTAATTATATCATGGAAAAACAAAAATGGGAACCAGTCATTATAAACATTATGGCAGACGGTTCAAAAGTTGATGATCTAACTAAGTACACGATACCAGCAGGGCATAGCTACTACGATATCGTGGCAAGCATTTACCAGAAAGGAGCATAACCGAATGAAGTATATCTTTCACTAACGATGAAAAAAACTATACGTGCATGAACAACGAGTTTTTGCAAGACGCCAGCTTGAGTTTACAAGCTAAGGGTTTACTTGCTGAAATCTTGATAAATAAAAGCGATTGGCGAGTTTATCTTTCAGAACTCGAAAAGAGGTCAACCAATGGGAAAAGCTCACACCGTTCAGCGTTTGAAGAATTAAAACACAAACGTTATGTCGTGGTTTTCCGAAAAAGCAAGGGCTATAAAAAAGGTTTTGAAATAGTTGTATGTGCATCAGACATACCCATGACAGACGAGTTTATAGAATACCTTGATAAAAAGTTATCCACAGAGTTATCCACAGGTAGCCTTAAAAATTCATAGTTCGATAAATGGAATTTCCATTAATTCATACGATGATAATTCATAAGTTGAAAATTCATACGATGAATAATTCAACCGATGAAAATTCATACGATGAATAATCGGACACTAACAAATACTAATATATAACAAGTACTAATATATAACAATATGGCCTACGGCACTAACCAACAACAATCTAGAGCCTACCGGCACTAACTAGTAATAATAACTAATAGATAACTATACAGTAATAATCATAGTTAGAAGAATAAGAGAGGTAAAAAACATGAAAAAACTTATCAATTGGATTTGGTCAAACAAAAAACAAGAACAAGTAGAAACTTACGATATTGAACGCCATCAAATGGTTGACGAAAAAGCACGTATTTACAACGAAGCTCACGGGCTTCCGCTGGATCAGCTAGTGGGGTAACTCATGAAGCTACTAAGAAAACTATTTTCCAAGAAAAAACCCAAAGAGCCAGAATACTTCTTCGATGTGGTGGAGACGCCCGAGGAAAAGAGCGAAAGGCTCAAGCAGAAATATAGCAAATAGAAACATCTTTCAGCGTGCAGCCACGGCCTCATCGTGGAGTGTAACTTATACCTTTCCCCAAAAACTATACTAAGTTACTTTTTCCTAACATTCCCATTACAGTCTAATTAAACATTGAAAAACATGACACGGTGGGGCTATGGGTGCACGTTGAAGGCACAAAAAAACACGGGTAAGGGCCCGTGCTAAGTAAAACATTTACAAGGAGATTATATCATGTCTAACTTCAATACTCAATCAATCGCAAAAACTGGATTCACTAAAACTAAAGCTTATGGCTTGTGCGGTACACTCGCACTTGCCACAGCTCTAGTGTTCGGAGCAAGCGTATCAGCTGATGAAACAACTCAACCAGTGGCAGACACTCAGCCAGCAGTGGCAAATGTATACACTGCTGACAACGCTGGGAACGTGACAGTGACACCGTCTGAAACAGTGGCAGAAACGCCAAAAGCGTTGGCACCAGCACCAGTAGAATCTCAACCGATTGCAGAAACGCCAGCAACAACTACAGAAGTAGCTCAACCAGTCGAAACAGCACCTACAAGTGTTGTCAAAGAGGGTGATACTATCACCGTCGAAAAACCTAACGTTGAAGTGACTTTCCCTAACGGTACTGGTAAATACTCACCATTTGAAGTTGAATACAAAGATATTGAGTTTCCGGATAGCATGGCTATCAACGAAGGCGACAAGGTTGTCACTGAATTGCCTAAAGAAATCGGGCTTCAAACTAGCTTTGATTTCGATGTTTACAACAATGAGAATGTTGTCGGTAAAGCCAATGCTGACGCTCAAGCTCGCACTATCACAACGACATTCAATAATTACTTTACTGAACACCCATTGAATAAAAAGATGTCTTTGAAATTCGATGCTAAATGGCTCGATATTGTAGAGCCGGGCAAACCAGTAACCGTCAATTTTGACGGTACTGTTAAGACCTTTGAAATCGCTGAGGAAGGTCCGCTCCCAACGGACGAGCTCTTATCTAAGTGGGGTAGCCAAAATAAAGATAACCCACAAATCATTAACTGGACGCTACGTCTCAATACAGCTCGTCAGGTCTTGAACTATGCAAAATTGCAAGATACTTGGTCAGATAATCAAGAATTTGTGGACGGCTCACAGAGTATCTACTTTGTTGAAGACCCTGTTAAGTGGACTGGCATTGACTACTCAGCTAAGGATTATCTCGAAAGTTGGAATGTCCGAGCTGATGGCTTTGATGCGAAATTCAAAGAGTTTAACCGCATCATGTACATTGATTACCAAACTCGCTTGAAATCAGCGGTTAAAGACTCAACTAATCCGACTAACAAGGCTACGCTGGTAGCGGTAGATGCTGGGGCTATCTCAACATCTAAGGTGCAATTAGTAGGCGGACGTGGTGATGCTAGCGGTGAAAACAAGCCAAAACCAACCTTTGAACTTCCACACGACGCACCTAAAGTTGACATCCCAGAATTTGAGGGCGGCATCCCCGGCATCCCAGAGGTGCGAGAGTTGCCTGAGTACACTGAGCCAATCGGAACAGTTCCGAACGAAGCCCCAGTTTACGACAAGCCAGAATGGAACGGGGGCACAGTACCAAATGAAGCACCAGTACATGATAAGCCAGAGTTTCAAGGTGGTATTCCGGGGATCCCAGAAGAACGTGAGCTCCCACCATTTGAAGGTGGCGTAGTGCCAAACGATGCTCCTGTCCTTGACTTGCCAGAATTGCACATTCCAACAGAACCAGAAAAACCAGTGATCCCAGAAAAACCTAGCACGCCTAAAGAGGTGCCTAACAAGCCCGTAGACGCTCCAAAAGTGAAAGAGGTAGAAATTACCGAGGTCGTTTATAAAAACGATTCTGAGCCAAAAGAAGTGGCAAATACGACGGTTTACGGTGGTGTTCTACCGCATACTGGTGAGAAAGAGGGCATCATGTCAACTCTTGGTCTAGCAGTTATCACTGTTGGTATCGCAGGTTTGACATTGAGCTTTAAAAAATATAACGAAGGCGAATAATGAGTATTAAATATATCAAACAATCAACTGTTAATAGAGCGCTACGTTTACACTTGAGATGGTTGAGAAACGAGAGACACGGCAAACGACTGACTGTTGGGTTAGCGATTTCATTGAAAATCAATTGGTCAAAAATCAACCTACGCTCTGCGGACCTACGCTCTGCGGA